ATGACTGTACGTGTTAGTAAGCTCCAGTCACCCAGACCGTAAATCTGGGTTTTGCGTGGTTGAGCAGGCTGGCACCTGCGGCGCCCCTAAACAGGCGAACGACCGGGTTCGAATCCCAAAACACGCTCTAGACGTCCCGGCCTAGGGGTGCACCCCGAATAAATGTAACCCTGTAGCGGACAACTTCTCCTGGTTAGGTCTGGAGGACCAGGGAAGCTGCAGGGACTTCAACCACGTAAGGTGGTACTCCATTCCTATGCGTTCTGTAGCTCAATGGAAGAGCGGGCCGGTTACCCTTCTGAGGGCGGCTATGTATGTCGGTTCGATTCCGACCAGAGCGCCCATCATGCTAGTACTTTAGGGTGACCAAACCCAAAGTACTTCCTTTCTACAAGTTCTGCCCTGCAGCACTGAACCTGCACCTGACGCTAGGTCAGCGGGTTATCGCCAAGGTTGCGTTCGGCGGCCTCTCCCCTGAAGATCTCGAGGGGGAAGAGTACGAAATCGCCGTTCAGCTCTTCGGAGGCGTTACCAAGTGCTCTGAAAAGGCGAAGAAGTTCGTGTGTATGCGCCTTGGCCGAGGCTCAGGCAAGACCACGATCTGTGCCGCCTTTGCTGTGTACAAGGCCATCACTCATGACATCTCCGCCGTAGGTGTCGGTGATACGCCTTACGTCATCGTAGTGGCTCCAGACAAGGAGACCGCCAAGCTAACCATCCGTATGTGCAGGGAGATGTTCCGTACCTCCCCGGCCATGGCACGGATGATCGTCAACGAGACGGACACCATGCTGGGTATCCTACGCCCAGACAACAAGATGGTCCGCATCGAAGCCTTCGCCGCCACTAAGGGCGGAAGCACCATGCGTGGCCGAACCATCATCAGCTTCATTATGGATGAGGCTGAGTTCTTCACGTCCAACGTGGAGGGTGGCAAAGACTACTCCATCAACGACCAGGATATCTTCCGGACCCTGAAGCCTCGGATGATGGGCAACGCCAAGGGAATCCTCATCTCCACTCCGTGGCCAGTAGAGACTCTAATGTCTCGAATGTTTGAGGAAAATTGGGGTAAGTGCATCAACGCCGTGGCAATCAAGGCTCCTACGATTCTTGTTCGTGGAGAAGACAAGCATATCCAGGACTTGGTAGCGGATGAGCTTGAGCGAGACCCGGACAACGCCCGCCGTGAGCTATTCTGTGAGATTGATCATGTCTCAGGTGGCGAATTCTTTGATGCTTATTCGCTCTCACAGGCGATTGATGAGGTCTATGAATACCCTGGTGCTTACAATCCGAAGTGGCCCGTGGCTATCGGGTGTGACCTCGGGTTCACATCAGACTCCAGCACCCTTGCCGTCGTCCAGTTCGACGGAAGCTTCTACCGGACCGTGTACCTCGAAGAGTGGAAGCCTGAAAAAGGCGCCCCGGTAAAGCCTTCGACGGTGTTCAAGCGAGCGGCTCAGATCGCCAAAAGGTACAATTGTCCAGGGGTTGTAGCTGACGGGTACTACCGGGAAGCTATCAAGGAAGCCCTCCAGGAAGCCTCCATTGGCCTGTATGACGCCCCTACGGGAGCCTCAGGCAAGGCCGAGGTCTACCAGCGTGTAAGGGCCCAGTTGAACGAAGGCAGGCTGAAAATCCCCGCAGCCCCGCTAGGGAAGCGACTCATCGCCCAAGCTAAGCTCGTTCACTCCAAGGCCTCTCCTGGCGGTACCACGACCATCCGAACGCCTAGGAAGACGGGCATGGGACACGGTGACCTCGTGTCCGCCTGGACCCTTGCTGTGTGGCGTCTTGCATACGCCATGCCAAAGGCAGACATCAAGCTCCTGGAACCAGGCACTCCTGAGTGGGAGGCCGAATTCAACAGGAAAATCAAGCTTCATGAGGACAAGGTCAACTCGCTTCACAAGAAAAGTCTTGAGAAGAATTATAAAGATCGTAAGTATTCGAAACCACTTGGTGGTACTTGGTGAGATACGAGGTACGTTACTTGCATGGCCAATGAAGACGTTAGCTTGGAAGGCATTGCCGAAGGCAAAGAGAAAAAGCCCAAGTACACCGACGCACAGTGGTGGCGGTGTCATGAGAAGTATGAGGATGGGGGGCGAGCTCCTCATGAGATTCTCGATCCTCTTGTAAAGCAGATCTGGGATGACCAAGCGTCTCTCTATGAGTCGTACACGGAGTACTCGAAGCTCTTTGGTAACACCTCCGACCAGCATGGAGCTGAGCGTGAGTTTGCTGCCATCCAGAGCTCCATCCTCACCCAGAACGAACTAGCGAACACGATCGAGACCCTATGGGCTCAGGTTTTCAAGAACCGTGTGTGCCCATCCGTATCTGTATCTGAGTCCGACTACGAGGAGTGGTCTAGGGCCAAAGCTTACAGCAGATGGATTGAGGGTACGTTCGACGCTGCAGAGGTGTACGACGTAGCCATTCCGAAGGCTGGTCTTGGTGCTCTCATTGATGGAACCGGTGGCATCCGTGTCGACTGGGAAGAGGATGCCGAGGACCCCAAGGTGGCCCACATCAAGGCCTACCCAATCATGGCCAAGAACATGATGGTGGACCGGATTGAGGCCCGTCATGGGAACCCACGTAGCTTCTTTTTGAAGGACCACGTGGACAAGTGGCACTTGTGGGAGATCTACAAGGAAGAGAATGAAGGCTTCCACGGCACCGTAGCTGAGCGGCTCAAGGGTATTCTTGACTGCAAGGACTACGACGAGCTTGAGCTGGCCACTGGCACCAACAGCAACATGATTTCCATCCGTGAGGGATGGCACTTACCTTCGTACCCTGGAGCAAAAGATGGGCGACACGTTATCTGGATCCGTGGTTGCACTCTCGTTGATGAACCATACGAGTGGGACCAGTTCCCAATCGAATTCATCAAGTTTGGAGCGACTCGAGAAGGCTTTTATGGTGAGTCTGCCGTTAAACGAATTGCTCCGACACAGCGGCTACTGGACAAGCTTAACGCCAAGATTGACGAGTCCCAGGACGTCATGGGCGTGCCTCGGATTATCGTCCAGCGAAACTCTGGTATCGTAAAGGCTCACATCGACGACATCCCTGGTGGGGTGCTCGAGGCTGACAATATTGGAGCAATTAGGGAATGGAACGCCACTACGGCGAGCCCTGAGCTCTACAACGACCGAGACCAAGCTCCAAGGAAGATGCGGAGCCTTCTTGGCGTCTCTGACTTTGAGGTCCAGCAGCAGATTCCTCAGGGCATGCGTGACGTTTCAGGAGCCTTCCTGGAGCGCTGGGTGGACCAGGGTCAAGCCCGTCACGCCATGTTCCACAAGGCCTACGAGCGTCTTGTCTGCCGGCTTGCTCTGCTTTTCGCTCGTATGGCGGAAGACCTCCAGAAGAAGGGGTACAAGGTCGTCGTAAGGAGCCCTGGTGAGACCAAGTCTTCTATCCAGATGTTGGACTTCGAGGAAGTCTGCATCGACAGGAAGAAGATGAAGCTTCAGGTCCTTCCGATGAGCCAATTGCCTCAGACCTTTGCAGGCAAGATTGAGGCCATTGAGAAGCTACGTGAGCTGATGCCGGAGCTGCCAGCGCAGACGATTGCCAGGATGACGGAGGTACCGGACATCAACGGTACGAACGACATGATGGTATCGGATGAGGAGATCATCATGAAGAACCTCAACTTCATGGTGAAGAAGGGCAAGTATCTCAGCCCGCTCGGTAACGACAATCTTGAGCTGATCATCAGCCTCACCACTCGCTTTATCAATTGTTATCGAATCAAAGAGGATGCTGACGGAGACAAGGTCGCCATTCTCATGAGGTACATCGACGATGCAAAGGCTCTCCTCAAAGGTTTGGGGTCCAGTGATATGGCTGCGCCGCCTCCCCCGATGGGCCCACCCGGCCCTCCGATGGGGGATCCGATGGCTCCGCCGATGCCCGGGGGTCCTCCGGGTCCAATGCCTCCGGAAATGGGTGCTCCTGGTGGCCCTATGGCTGGCCCTGGAGGCGGTGAAATGCCCCCAATGTCGCCGCCTGGCATGCCAATGTGACTGAGTTTACAGCGGGGTGAGGTCACTCCGCTTCTTAAAATAGAACAGGTATCTAATGTCGAATCCGAACGTTGAAGTAGTTGATGATGTGACTTTTGTCGGTGGCCAGGCTGCCGAACAGGAGACCGGTAACGCCCCTGAGGGCGACCATGGTGACGAACGGGCTGCCGCTGAAGAGGCGGTTCGTAAGGCTTGGGCCAAAGAGGGTAAATCAGACCCTGAGGTCCGTCAGAAGGAAGTCGTAAAGGCGAACGAGCCTGAGGACACCGAAAAGGAGCCAGAGGTTCCCGAGGCCAAGCCAAAAGAGAAGAAGGAAGAGGACGAGGACGCACTGGCGCTGAAGAACGCCATGCGGAATCGGGAGAAGATTGCCAAGGCCAAGGCGAAGCAGAATGAGGAGATCGCTAGGGTTCAGCAGGAGATGCAGAACCAGTGGCGCCAGCTTCAGCAGCAAAAGGCCTACATCGAGGCAGAGGCCCGTAAGTTTGAGAAGTTCAAGAAGGACCCAGTCTCTGCGTTCCAGGAGCTCTATGGCCGTGGACGTGAAGAGGAGTTCATCCTTTCCCTAGCTCAGCAGAACACCCCAGAGGGGCGTCAGGCAGCTCTGTTGAAGCAGATGCAGGAGCAGATCGAGGAACAGAACAACTGGCGGCAGGAACAGCTACGCCAGCAGCAGGAAGCCCTAAAGGCACAGGAGCAGCACCGGGAAATCCAGTACCGGCAGCACATTGAACAGCGTTTCGCTAAGCACGCCTTCGACGAAGACAAGCACCCACACCTCTCTACCTTCTACGCTGGTCGGGAGCAGGCAGCGATTGCTGAGGGTGATCTGATCGCAATGAAGTATCACGAGCTCACCGGAAACATCGCTCAGCCAGAAGAGATTGCTGAGTATATGGAAGAGCTACTTGCAGAGCGTGCAGAGAAGCTGTATACAAAGCGTAGTAATTCCAAGCCTGTGCAGGTACAGCAGGCGGTAGTGGTCCCTAAAGGAAACAAGGGAAAGAGTCTAACTCCAGCGGTAACCAGCCAGCGGAATGGTGGTAGCCGGCCTCTGGAGAGTCTTGATGGTGAAGAGCGACTGCAGGCCGCCCGAGAGGCAGTCAAAGCTGCATTTGCAGCCGAGCAGGCTAAACAGCGTGGCTGAACCATCCTTCCTTTAACTTTCTTTTTAGGTTTAAAATAAATGACTGCGACCGTATCTGGCAGCCAGGCTGCTCTTAAAGTTCTGTACCCCAACGGGGATCTCCCGAAGTCCATTCAGGAGATGTTCGTCGTCCACAAGCGTCTGAAGAAAGAGAAGAACTTCGTCGGCGAGCTTGCCTACGTTCCTCTCCAGAACGCTAACCCCCAGGGTTCGTCCGGTGTCTTCAGCGATGCCCAGGCGAACGTTTACCAGGGTAACTACGTCCGGTTTGCTCTCCAGCGTGTTGAGCACTTCGGTGTTGCCCGGGTTACCGGCCAGGCTGCTGAGGCGGCCACCAAGAGCGAAGGCGCTCTCGTAGACCTCTGGGATAACGAGACCCGTGGCATTGCGACCACGGAAATGGCGTGTCTTGCCACGTACCTCTACGGTACTGGCGACGGCGTTCTTGCTCGAATGGTCAGCGGTCACACGACCACGACCGTTACGCTCGCCACCACGGCGAACATGAACTACTTCGAGATCAATATGACGCTGAGGGCGGTCTCTGCGACCGGTCTCTCGAGCACGATTCGCTCCGGTGGAGCTGCCAAGGCTCGTGTCACCGGCATCGACCGTCTCAACCGAACCCTCACTTTCTCTGCGGCTCTCGATACCCTCATCACGGACGTCACCGCCACGGACTACCTCGTCCGAGCTGGCGATGAGCACACCTCTGGTAACGCCGCTGCGGTCATCACTGGCCTTGCGGAGCTCGTCAAGGGCGGGACCTCTCCAGGTACCGTCTGGGGACTCAACCGTGACTCCGACCCTGTCCGCCTCGCCGGCCAGAGCAAGGATTACACCGGTTGGGCGCACGAGGATGCGGTCGTAGACGCCTCCAGCCTCGTTGGTTTCCAGGGTATCGGTTACCCCGACGTCCTCGTCGCCAACAACCTGGACGTAGCAAACATGAAGAAGTCCATGAGCGCCAAGCTCGTGTACAACCGCCCCGGTTCGTCCGAGGGTAAGTTCGGCTTCTCCAGCCTCACCATCGAAGGTGAGAACGGGCCTATCGAGGTTCTTGCAGATCCCTTCTGCCCACGGAACACCGCATACCTCCTGAAGCTGGATGCCTTCAGCCTCTTCAGCCTTGGCTCTGCTCCACACAAGCAGAACTACGACGGTATGGAATTCCTCCGTCGGCCAGATGCGGATGCTTTCGAGGTCCGGTTCGTGTTCTACGGTAACCTCAAGCTCAAGAACCCCGGCGTCAACATCAAGCTCACGAACTTCGGAGCCTGAACCATGCCCCGCCCAGGTAATCTCCACCCATCCCTAGTGATGGACGACGTCTGGGAGGTCGAGGGCCTCTACTCCGTAGCCACTGGTGCTCTCACCAAGGTCTATGGAAAGGGAATCACCTCGATCGCCCACCCCGCAACGGGCAAATACACCCTCACGTTCCAGGACGTGGGTGGCACCCTGCTCGATCTCTACTGTGCCGTACAGCGTGCAGCTGGTGACGAAACGCTCTGCGCTCGGTACACCAAAGGTAGTTTCTCCCAGTCCGCCAAAACGGCTGCGGTGGAAATCTACGAAATCGACGAAACCAAAGCCCTTGTAGACCCAGCCGATACCGACTATGTTTACTTCCGGGCACGGTTCCTGCAGACGGCGGTCTAATGAAGTCGAAGATTGGTTTGGCCCTCAGTGGTCTTGGACAACAGCCAGAGTCTGAATCTCTGGAGGCTGCAGAGCCTCTTGAGATGGACGAGGAGGAAGGTTCACAGACGCAAGCCGAGGTAGCCGCCATGAAACTCTTCATGAAAGCCTCGTCCCCGGAGGCGAAGGCGGAAGCCCTCAAATCCTTCTTAGAGGCCTGCGGTTACACTTCAGGCTGAAGTTACGGATACTTAGCTTAGAGCTGGGTGGCGAGAAGCTTCCCAGCTCTTTTTTATTGGTTCAGCTGGAATAAACGGACCTTCTCAATTGTTTAACAGGCATCTTATCGTTCGCACCGGGACCCCAAAGGTCCAAGGTGCTAGAAATTCTTATGGAGGTGTAACTTGAGGGAAGTAACCCTAGGGCAGCTGCTTACCAGGCTTGAGGAGATCACGGATACCGAGAACGACACACATCTCAGTACTGACGAAAAGTACGGGATTCTTGTGTCAGCCATCTGTGATGTGTGGGACATCATTACGTCTTCTGGTCAGGCAGAGCAGTACGTAAAGAAGGTCTCCTTTACTACGGTAGCCAACCAGCTGGAGTACAACTTCGAGACCATCTGTACGGATGGAGATTTCTATAAGGTTTCGTCTCTTTACGTGAACGAGCAGAATGGTCACCGGAGGCCTATTCAGCGGGTGAACGTAGGGGAGATCTATCCCTTCAAGGCTCCACAGACGGCTACGGCCATGGAGCTTCACTACATCCCGTGTGCTCCATCGTTCAAGAGCGGAGGCAACTACAACGCCAATGCCACGTGGAACGGGTACAACGGCTGGGAGGAGCTCGTTCTGCAGACGGCAGCCATCACGGTGAAGGTCAAGAAGGAGGACGATGCCGGTCCTTACAGGGCCCGCCGGCAGGAGCTTATCGACCGTATCAGCAAGATGGCAAACACGGACTGGCAGGAACCACCACGTGTGGTTAGGCGTCGGAGGGTTCGACAAGACCCATTCCTTCCGTTCCGGAATGACGTTACGGCCTATGCAGTACGTGGCGGTAAGCTAGAGCTGTTCTACAACTACGGTAGCTACTGGGTCTAATATGAGATTCCTAAGTATTCTCGGGAATATCAAGCGTTCGGTCAGGGCTATCAGCAGTTCTGACTCGGCCTCTGAAGCCGACGTGACCAAGCCTGAGAAGCTTGCGGAATTGCTTCGGAAGACTATGGCCCGTATCACCAATCTCGAGGTGAAGGGCTTCCCTGACGTCTACGAAGTTGAGATGGACGTGGCGTCCAACACGACCTACCGGGTCTACCACGGGCTTGGTAACTCCGTGCGTTACTGGCCAACCTCATGGATCCCTTCAAGTTTCTTCAGCCCGGAGCCGGTCTTCTATACGGACACCACCGTAAGCCTAGAGAAGGATTACATTTCTTTGAAAGCTGTTAATGCAGGACGTGTTGTCCTTCGCTTTGAAGCCTCTGATGCCCAGGTGACTTTCCCATGACCAATCGTGAGGGATTACAGAAGGTTATCTTCGACGTCGACCTGTCTAAGGGCATGGATGAGCAGTCTCGTCCAGAGCTTCTGGACAGCAAGGTTGGCACCCAGAGCATCGTGAACATGGTGCAGGACCAAGCTGGAGCGTGGGTAAAGCGCCCAGGAGTCTCCATAGTCTCGTCTACCGAAGAGACCGACCTAGCGGTGGGTGGACTCCGAAAGGTCATTAGAACGCCAGGTGGGACGTCCTGTGTGGGTCTAAACGGCTACCTGTACGACCACACCAAGGTCTCCTACGTAAACAAGCTCAAGCGTAAGAACAAGGTACCCTGTTACAGCGTCAACGGAAGGTTTATTGCCTCCAGCAATAGCAACGCTCAGTACAGTGCCACCGGCGTTCGTATCTACGCCTCAGCCAGTAACCTCCAGTACGACGTAGTTCTGTTTCAGTCGGGTCCTAGCTCGGTAGGGAGCAAGGGCGTGACCATGGTGGTCTACAACAAGCTCACCAACACGGAGGTCGTCAGGTACCAGGCTATTGCGAACGGTGTGCCTGGTATCAACGAATACACCAACTTCCGGGTGGCCTTCTCGAGCAGTTACCTGCATGTGTGGTTCACTGCACCGGCTACCTTCAAGCCGCTATACAACTTCGTCATCTACACAGGTTCAGCTTGGCCAGCAGACCTATCTGCGGTGACCGTGAACACTGCAGAGGCCGACGTTACGGGCGATGAGCTTGCCGACATCACGGTGGACGGTAGCGGAAACAGTTGGGTCGTCTGTGGCAACAAGACCTATAGGTCGGATGATACGGGTGCCACTACGTCCTGTACCTTCGACGCAGGTGGAGACCCTCTAGACCCAGTAACGCTGCACAGCGTTCAGTGGACGTCTGCCAACGTCATCTCTGTAGGTGTTAACACAAGTTCACAGTTCTCCCTGCAGAGGATTGACCCTACGGCTATGACCGAAAACGCCCAGTGGGTGGACACCGGGGTGACCGTTGCCACTGGAGGTTTCTTTGCCCTAGCTGCCAAGAACGACGGTACGTTCATGGTCATTGACAACGGCGACGTGACCTTTGGTACTGCTGGCTCCATCCCGAACATCAGAGCCTGGACTGCCGACGCCATCAACGACACGGCTCTCACTGTACACATTAGCAAGTGCTACGGATGGAGGAACGTTAGCTGCCCATGGTACGACTCGCTCAGCGATGAGTACATGGTTCACTTGGTGAAAGCTGACGCCTTCAACAGCTTAAGCCCACACGTCGTGGCCAACCTGTCAGGGGCCGTAAACGTCAAGCGACGGTTCCTTAGCTCAGGCACCCCACTCAGTACCGTTCTGCCCCTAGAAGCCATCCTGGAGCCAAACAACGGTATCCAGTGCCAGACGATCTACCAGATTGCACCTAGCGGCTCGTCAACTTTCACGGGCGTTCGGCTCCGTTACTACGAGTACATCCAGACGGTTGAAGTGAACGAGGCTACGGTTGGGTACAAGTACTTCCACTCGCCAGTGGTTGCCTACCAGACGGTAGCTAGGTCGGCCGCCTTTGCTGCATACGATATCCAGAGAGAGGACTACCGTGGCTACGAGTCTGCGCTGTTTGGCGGGGCTTCGTATATCTCCGGCGGTGCCATGTCCATGTACGACAGTGGACGTGTCGTAGAGCAGGGCTTTGCCGACTACCCATTCTCCATCGTGGAGGAGGGTGGAGCTGGTACCCCTTCAGGGCTGTACAACTACGTGCTTGTTTACCGGCACATCAATCGAAAAGGCGAAGCTACCTACAGCCGCACCTATGGTCCTGTAAGCATCACAGTATCTTCCAAGAAGGTCGTAGTTTCTGCTCACGCTCCTACAGTAACGAACAAGGAGTCTGGGAACGACAGTGACCAAAGTGTCGTGCTTGATGTGTACCGGACAACGGCTGGAGGTACCCAGTACTACCTCTGCGGTACCAGCCAGTATGACGTCCAGACGCCCACCCAGGCGGTTTCCTTTAACGCTTGGTTTACCCTCACCGACGACATGTCGGACCTTACTCTTGAGGCTCAGCCAGTGTTCTACCGTCAGCCTGGTGTCCCAGGGACTCCGGTAGACAGGTACCCCGCTCCAGCATCTTCCATCATCTGCCAGCACAAGGACCGTCTGTTCAGCACAGATCCCTACGGGCAGCGGGTCTACTACTCTAGCTTCTTCGTGGATGGCGAAGCAGCCTGGCATAACCCTGCGTTCTCGTTCTACGTACATGGTGGCACCGGTCCAATCACTGGCATTGCCTCCATGGATGGGAGGCTTGTCGTATTCAAGCAGAATGCCATCTTCTTGGTCGATGGAGATGGCCCACCGGAATCCGGGCCGAATGGCACCGAATACTCTCCTCCGCAGAGGATCGTCACCGAATTCGGATGTATTGACCACCGCTCGATCGTGGTTGTTCCCGACGGACTGATGTTTCGTTCAAGTCGTGGATTCGAGCTGCTTAATCGGTCGCTCCAGGTCATGTACATCGGGAGCAAGGTGGCGTGGTCCGCTCAGGACTACCCGTACACCACCGGGGCGTTCATGGACGACAGCAGTCGTGTGCACTTCATCTGTTGGAACGGTCCCATCGAAACGCTTACGACCTGCAAGGTCTTCACATTTGACCTGCAGTTCGGATGCTGGTCTGTGGCCACTTTCAACACGGCTTACAGGCCCGGGCACGGCCTTCTGACCGACGAAGGGCCCATGTTCGTTGCCGGGTCTCTCCTGTGCACCTGGAGCAATACCACCAAGAGGGACGGGACTGAAACCACGATCGTGCCCAGCAGCATCATTTTGGCGCCCATCAAGGTCAATGGGCCACAGGGTAGGCAGCGTATCTACGAAGTGGTTGTCCTGGCCAAGAAGGTCGGTAACCACGCTATGAAGCTCAGTCTGGACTACGACTACGCCAACACGTTTTCGTTTACCAAGACCTGGCAACCTAGTGAAATCAATACATTTCCTCTCGAGGAGTTGAACCTGAACCCGGACCAGCAGGCCGGTAAGGCGGTGCAGCTGAAGATTGAGGACCTGGACCCCACAGATTCAGTCACTTACCCGCCAGGTAATGGGTTCGAGCTCTTGGATGTAACCTTTGAAGTCGCAGCTAAGCAGTACGCTGCTAAGCTACCGGCAGGACAGAAGAAATAAGATGTCATTCTTACCTTGGGAACTAGCTAAAGACGCTGTCGGGGCCATCACCGGCGGGGCTGAGGACATCATGGGCGGTGGTATGAACCGTTCCAAGATCGAACCTTATGAAAATCAGAGGGTTAACCTTGGCGGAGACCCTGGCGCTGCAGAGCGGATGGCGGAGCCCGCTCGAGCTGGTCGGGAGCAAGCTGGCATGGGGGGCAGCTGGGCAATGGGCCAGGCCATCGAGGGTGGCATGCAGGCTCAGGAGAACCCTTGGCTGACCGACCAGGAGTCCATGTCCCGGGGTTACGACCAGGCGGGCAGCATGGACCTCATGCGGCAGGCGGCCATGGGCCAGGCGCCCTCAGAGGCGGCCTACATGCTTCAGTCTGGTCTAGACAAGGCTGCCAATCAGCAGACGGCCTTGGCTGGTGGAGCTCGTGGAGCAGCGGCCCTAGCGGGGGCTCAGAGCGGAGCGGCAGCTAACACGGCAGCACTCCAGAGCAACGCTTTCTCCCAGGCTGGGCAGCTTCGGGCGAACGAGATGGCTCAGGCTCGAGGGGCTTACAACAACGCTGCCAACACCATGCGTGGACAGGACCAGGCTCGGATTGGCCAGAACAGCCAAATGTCGCAGTTTAACGCCGGCAATACCAACCAGTACCGGCTTGGTATGGGCCAGTTGAACAACCAGTACGGACAGCAGCAGCAGGGCTGGTTCCAGAATGAGATGGACCCGTACAAGACTCAGGCTGGGCTTGATCAGAACTACGAGCAGCTTCGTGGGCAGAACTACAACGAGGCTCAGGGTTTGAACGTTGGTAAGAACCAGGCAAACGCCGATCGAGCAACCCAGAATCGTCAGGACATCATGGGTTTCGTAAGTGGTGGAGCCCAAATGGGCATGGGTATGGGCGGGAGCAAGAAGCCCCCGACGGGAGGCTGATATGGATATCCGAGGTTTGATTCAGCGGCCTGGCATGGGAGGTAGTTCCATTCCTGGTCTTGGTGGCGGGATGGGTGGGGCTGCTTCGCCAATGACCGGAGGTTACGGAGCCTTTGGTGGGCAGGGAGCTACGGGTACCACTGTCATCGGGCAAGGTGGTGGCATGGACGTCATGGGTTCACTGAAAAAGAACAGTGACTTCGCCACGAGCTTCGTTGGTAATCCTGGAGGTTGGTGATGGCTGGGTACATTCATGACAGGGACCTTACCAAGGCCATCAAGCGTCTGTACATCCTCGGCGGAAGCCGGACGGCAGGGCGGAAGTCCAACGCTGGTCAGGAGATGGGCGGGAGCCTAATGGCTGCCGGGATGCAGGCGGCCAAGCCAAAACAGAAGCCGGGGAAGACTCCAGAGCAGAAGCAGTTCGACAGCGACGTTGACTTCATCAAGGGGAACAACGCAGGGTCGGAGGTTTATTCCCCTTCCTTTCAAGCCTCTCTTGATTCGAAGAGCAACGACCCAGAGCCGAGTGATGTTGAGTACATCAAGGGCAACTACATCCCAACGGTCGACAGGGCCAACGAGCTTTCGAACGCCGTAGTCCAGGCATCCAGGAATGGGAACGTAAACCAGGGAGCCGCCGGAGCTCAGATTGGTGGAACCTTCTCCAGTCCCAAGGTGGCCGAACAGTCCAACATGAATGTGGACAACAAGGCCGATGATATGAATACGTCCATGAACCTCATCCGTCATGGAGCAACGATTAGTGGTGGTCTTCAGCCGATGCCTGTGGGCATGGGTGGTAGCCGGAGGAATTGGTAATGCCTGCTTTTCAGAACTACACGCCGATGCCGACCGTTGGTCCGCAAGACCCCAACCAGGGCGTTGGGCTACAGAGTATGCCTAAGAAGGCCGTGGGCCTCAGGTCTATCCCTCAGGGTGGTGGGCTTGGTATGGGTGGAAGCAACAACATGAGAGGCATGTCTAACATGGGCATGGCCAACTCTACGGCACCACAGCGGCTCTATGGCAACCAGACAGGCTTTGCTCAGGCAGCTGCTTCTGGCCCACGTGTGGCTCACTACCAGCCACAGCCTGGCTTCGGTTACCAGGGTCCTAACGCTGTACAGGCCAACCAGGGTGGTCCATCGGCTGCTCAGATTCAGGCGGAGATGCAGCGTCGTGGCGTCGGGGCTCAGCTTGGCCCACGTAATGCCGCACTGTCTGGTTATATGATGGCACCTAACAATCCACAGGGTCGCTGATGTCTAACACTGGAAATGGTGATGGTGGTGGGTTCTGGGCAGATCTTGCTAAGAAGTATCTTCCTCAGGAGATGCTTGAGAGCGAGTCTCCCATTATCCCGCCTGACTTCGTTCCTAAAATTCCTGGAGCCCCAAGCTACATCCAGAAGCCCAACGGTAAGTCCCCAGAGGCCTCTGCTCCAGCAGCTGGTCCAGACATGTCTGTTAAGGATGGTGACAAGCCTTACGAAGTTCAGGCTGAGAACGAAAACGTACAGGACCTGTCTGGAAACTTCAAAGGCCAGCAGGAGATTACCGACCACTACGGATACACCTTTGGCGGGGCTCCAGCCGTAGCCGCTCCGAACGTTGTTAGTCTCCATGACTACAACCTTGCCGGTGGGCAGAGGTACATCCAGCAGGCTGCAGACCCTACGGCCATCAAGGCTGGTGTAAGTCAGGCTGCCAACGTAGATGCCGACGAAGGGCGTCAGGTGGCTGACGTCTACAAGCGGATGCAGGAGAAGGGCGAAGACCAGCTCGCTGCCATCCGTAGCTCACGTGAGGAATTCAACGCCTCCGTGGCCCAGCGCCAGGCCCAGATCGACGAACAGACCAAGGAGTACACTCGTAGCCTTGGCGACTCTCAGGCCTTCTGGAAGAACCCTGGAAACGTGATTGCTGCCATCGGTATGGCCCTTATGCCACTAGCTGGGGCTGGGGGTGATAGTGGCGTGAAGATGATCCGGGCGGCCGTAGAGGCCGATTGGAGAGACCGTAAGGCCCTAGCCGACAGCTCCATGGGTCACCTCAAGAGCAACCTGGCTGGGTACCGGGACATCATGGGTGACAAGATTGCCGGTGATTACCTGGGCCTAGCCGAGAGCTACAAGGTAGCCTCGCTGGAGCTCAACAGGGTTGCCAGTAGCCTGAAGGGCGAGAAGGCCCAGGCTCAGGCGGCTATCCTGATTGGTCAACTAGACCAGCAGTATGCCGAGGCTATGCGTCAGGCTGAGATTCATTCCTACATGAAACCACAGGGTATGAATGGCTCCATTGAAGCCGCATACCGTCGTAGTCCTGAAGCTCAGTTCATTGGCGACAAGACCAAGCGTCCGGCGGGTGTTCCTCCCGTTCCAGGCCAGGCTCCTGTACCAGGTGGGGGCGGAGGTGGCTCACCTCAGGCTTCCAAGGCTCCGGATTGGCAGTCTATTGCTTCCGGGGCGTTGGCTGGTGTTGCTACCAACGCACTATCTGGCAAGACCGACAAACCTAGCCCTGGAGAATTCCAGACTGTAGAGGCACGTGGTGGAGCTGGTGCAGGGTCGATGCTTACCGAGCATGACGACCAGTACATGAGAGAGATCACCAACAGGTTTCTCCGTGAAGCCACTCCTGCCGAAAGAGCGGCTGGAAGTCCATTCAAGACTGATGCCAACGGTAAGGTGCTTCGTGATAAGTTTGGCAAGCCTGTGCTCAATATGAGCCCAGCAGGTCAGAAGATGGCCAACATCATTGAGGATGAGACGGTCACTAAGCCAAACAAGATCTTGGAGGACATGAAGAAAGAGGCCCCTGGCTTCGCTCAGGCCCGAAACCTTCAGTCCATCCTAGGTGACATGAAAATGCTTGAGGCTGCTATGGGTGGGGAGGACGCTGCAAAGCGTGCCATCCCGGCGGCTTATCTGCTTGGTAACAGCGCAGAAGGTTTCCAGTCAACTTGGGAGGCTGTAAAAAACCAGCTCTTCAAGAACGATCCTAACCTACGAGCTGACGAAAAGAAGGTACTTGCCTACCGAAAGATCTTTACGAACCTATCGGCAGCTAACAACGAAGACATGAAGCGGGTCATGGGAGCAGTTTCCAGTTCAGATGCCGCACGAGCAGGAGCCACCGGCTCCATTGCTGGTGACTGGATTGCTGCCAAAAGCAAAGCACAGGAGCTCGCCAAGGGCTCACAAGGTAGCCTCGTGGAGTACCTCAAGCCCGCCCTACAGGGCAGCTCCACGGCTCATCGTATTGCCGCAGCTCGTATGTTGGTACTCATTGGAGCCCGCCCATACAGTGTAAACGTACCTGGGCAGGGTAAGCAGAAGTAATGGCAGATGATCCACAGCTGTATCAAGAATTCGCAGGCGTCGCTCGACCGATTCCTAAGGGGGAGGAACACCTTCATCAGGATTCTGGCTCGGGGCTCTCTCACATAGTCAGTGAACAGGAAGGTAAGGCTCTTCAGCAGCAAGAGGGCGAATCTGCCTGGGTCAACGAAAATCTAGGTCCCCTAGAGCAGGGAGCTATCGGCGTAGCTTCAGGCCTTACCATGGGTCTTGGTCCAGCTGCAGTTACCGCTCTGCGTCCAGAGCTGGGTGGTGTATTCCGTGGTCTAGATAGATCCGGCGGGGCAGCCTATACCCTAGGCAAGGTAGGCGGCACCGTAGCTCCATTTCTTGTCGGAGCAGGCGAAGCCGAAGCCGGCCTAGCTGGAGCTCTACGCCTTACCCCTGGTGGCATGGTGTCCACTGCTGGTGGGCTGGCTGAACGTCTAGCTGCAGGCGTCCTACCTGAGGCTACAAGCCTCCTAGGTAAAGTAGGAGTCTCTGCTGCAAAGATGGCCGCTCGAGGTGGCGTCGAAGCTGGCCTTATGGGCATCGCTGACCATGTAAGTCAGAGCGTCATCTACGACCACCCCATCACCGCTCAGAGCGTCATGGCTGCTGGAGCCGACGGGGCCCTCATGGGAGCTCTGCTCGGGGGTGCTATCGGTGCGGCTTCCCCAGTCATGGGCGCCGCTGGCAATCGTATCTCCGAAGCGTTCAACAAGACGGCCAGTAAGGAAGAGGCAGCTACCAAGGTTCTCAAAGCCATGGGTGCTGACATGGGCGATCTTGATCGTCTACGTAGGTCTCACGGAAGCCTCGAGTCTGCCGTAAAGAACTTCAACGAGGCTGTCCTAAACCCCCTAGATGAGGCGTTCGTTAGCAACCCGGCGAAACTCAACAGGTTGGCTGTACAGGCTCAGGAACAGGCCGTGGGAGCTGTAAAGAATGCAGTGACCACCCTGGACAAGAATGCTCCAGGTATGACTCCTAGCCTCGAGCGGGTTCGGGAACGTATCAACACGGAGGTCGTGGGACCCTACAGGGCTACGGCTGCTGAGGGCACCACCGTTAACCTGGTCAAGAAGTACAACAACGACCTAGCCAGCATTGCCAAAAATCCCACCTGGGAAAATTGGAACAAGTCTGTCGACTACATGCGGGCTGGCGTAGGTGACGTAGCTGAGGGCTACAAGGACCTGAACACTACCCGAGCCTTCCAGAAGGACATCCAGGCCAAGGTACTGAACATCGTCCAGGATGAGATGCAGAAGGCGGTGGAGAACGCTGCAGCCTCTCTGCCGGCCAAAGAGGCGAAGTTTGCCAAGGCCTGGGGAGCTGCCAAGGTTCAGGAGCTTCAGGCCTCGAGGTTTGCTGAGCTTACGGCCAAGGGCGAAAGTTCCGGTATGAACGTAAATCCGTTCCAGCTGGATAAACGTGACCTTGGGCTGATGCTTGGGTCGGTAGCCATGGGGCACCCTGTTGCTGGCGGCCTGGCGGTCGGTGGACGCATTATTGCCCGGCAGTTGGACCAGATCACTGGTTCAGCCCAAAGCGCCTTTAAAACGGTTGTAGGGGCCTCTGCTTCGAACGCCGTTTACCAGACCAAAGCCTCGATGGCGGACGGTATCAACAAGTTTCTGGGGCGAAAAGCCACAGATGCTGCAGGAGTGGGCACTTCCCTGTTTCGGACCATTCCAGGGAGCAAGTCCAACGCTGACTACCAGAAGGTTCTGCAGAAGGTAAACCAGCTAGCTTCTGATGCTCATCGTCAGAAAGTTGCTGATTTTGCTAATAAAACCGCTCAGTACAGTCCTAAGATGGCTGAGGAGATGATGGCGGCTTACCAGAGAGCGGCTGACTACCTGAAGCTCAACATGCCTCCCAGCACCTCTAATGCGGGCATGGTGAGCCTTTTGAAGCAGCCCACTGAGGTGGGGGTACCCCAGGCTGGAAACAAGTTCCTGAGGCAGGCTAACGCCATTCTGAACCCATCCTCGATTATCCAGGGCCTAATTGCTGGGGACATCTCTCAGGATGAGGTTAAGGCGTTCAAGTATGTCTATCCGGACCTTCACCAGGAGCTCGTGGAGACGGCCCAGAGCGAGATCTACGCTGCCAGGGCAGAGGGTAAGACCTTCTCTCTGAACCAGGTAGCCACCCTGTCTATTGCTCTGGACCACCCATGTGACCCGTTCATGGAGAAGGATTTCGTGGACACCATCCAGAGCATCGCTTTTCCCAAACAGAATCAGCAGCCTGGACCTGCACCTCAGCCTCAACCGGTTCAGATTAACTCAGACCTACTTACACCTATCGATCAGCAGCTTAAGGAATAAAAATGTCAGGAATTGTACGACCAGCCCCGCCAGCCGTAGGCAATGGTGAGTGGTATTGCTCCTCAGCCTACGAAAAGTCGAAGCTTGTATACACCGGCGCTGCTGTCGTTCATTCGGTAGCGGTCCACAACGTTGGTGCAGCCACTGCCTACCTGTGGGTGTTTGACGGGACCACTAGCTCAGGCACGCCCATCTTCCCGCCCATCAAGGTCGTTGCTGATGGCGATGTAAGCGTTGACGTCATGTTCGGAAGGAAAGTGTCCACCGGCGTATTCGTTGGTCTTTCAAGCTCCGCCTCTACCTTCACCCTTATTGGCTCCAACGAAGCATGGTTCGCCGTCGGTTACCACCGATGTGTGACTACCTGAGGTGCTTAAATGAAAACCACTACTCCATCAGCAGGAGCCACTGGACCGGCCGGCCCTGCGCCATCAGGGTATGGCATTGTAAGCGTGACCAACGGTGTCCTTGATACCGTTCAGAGTCTCGGGCAGAAGTGTGCCGCCATCATCTACGGATGCATCCTTGGCGGCGCAGTAAGCAATGCCGCAGGCAGCGTCACTACTGCATGCCAGTTTGCTCCAACCCAGGACACCAACTGCATTGGCGTGAAGTTCTACTGGGTAAGCCCCGGCACAAGTAAGACGCTCAAGGTGTCCATCTGGAACAGTTCAGGCACCAGGCTTACGTCTGACACCATCGTGTGTGCGGCTACTGGTCATTACACCGTCACGTTTACTACCAAGCAGGCTGTTACTGCTGGTAACTGGTACCGTGTTTCCATCTGGGAGAACGGTGGTGGCAGTTACACCAAAGCTACGCTCTCCACGGTAACTAACTACGTACCAGCTCGGCCATTCGTGTCCGGTGGGTATGTGGTTCTAGCTGTGACGCCGTATGCCACCGGTGACGCAAACCCGTCGTCTACCGCAACTACCGAGGCTTACCCGATCGAGCCTATCTTGGAGAAGTGATGAAGTTTATTCTCATCGTACTGTCTATCATTCTGCTGGCGTCCTGCTCAGGGTGTGGTGTCAACGCTCTACCTGCCCCACCAACGGAATCTCCGAAGCCACATCTTCCACCACTGGAGCCCACCAAGGACACGCTTGCGGTAGCCATCCACGGGGACGTCCACTTCACTCCCAAGGAGCGACAGGCTGTCGAACTAGCCCTGGACCTATGGAAGGAGCAGACTGACGGAGCAGCCGATATCCAGGTCGTCTGGGACCTCGACATCGATGGACCCCTACCCACCGACCAGTGGCCTGTACTTATCCGCTTGGACGGCACTGAACCTGCCCTAACCTTGGCGGACTGTGAGGTCTCTGAGAAGTGCTCACCCGTTGTTCTTGGAATCACCACCTCAGGCGGAATCCATAATATCTGGAAAGACCGTCCTGTAGTTGCCCTGGTTCCGGGTCGGGTTATCAGTCTGGCTGACTTTCAGCAGGTCGCTCTTCATGAGTTTGGCCATCTGCTTGGAATTGGTCATACTTCTGAAAATTGGAGCATCATGTATCCACGCATGATCTCCCGTTCAATGGTGTGCCTTACCAAGATTGACCTAGACCTCTACTGCAAGGTCAACGGCTGCGACGGAAGACACGTAAAGCCGTGTGACCCGAAATGAGCCAGATGATCCCCGAAATCCCCGCATCCACTGCCAAGTTCCTGGTCGGAGTCGTCGTGCTCCTGTCCGTTGTCATCCTGTCGGCGCTTGGCAAGATCCCACCTAATACCCTGGAGTATGTACTCTTTTGGGCTATCGGCGCAGCTGGTGGCTCAGTCAAGCTTCCTTTCTTCGCCAAGGATTCTAACGAGGAAGAAAAATGAGACTCATGCACCTAATTTACGTATGCATCGCCAGCACGGGCGTCGCTGCGTTTCAACCCGCCTGCAAACAAGAGTTGCCTCCTGAGGTGGTTGAGTCAGCTTATGTAGCTGAGACCATGAACTGTGTTCGGACGTCCACTTCGAAAGCTGAGTCAGTCGCCTGCAGGGCTAAGGTAAACGTGAAATTCGGGCTGTGCCCAAACTCCAATCCGTCCATTCCTTGCCCCTCCGGAGACCCACAGTGACCATTGCCGTTGAGAAGGCTGTAGAAGTCGGGGTCCTCATCATCGATGCCCTCATTGACTTGATTGGGCCAGAAAAGGTAAAGGCCATGGTTGACCACAGGGTCGCACTCATGGCCTCGCTTGCGGCGGAAGCTGCGGAGGATCAGAAATTTAAGTAGAATTAGGTTCCACATCATAGTCGACATAGAGGTCCGAAAGGGCCTCTTCGACTTTCTGGATCAGAAGCTTCCTGGATGCCTCGTCTTGGCACGAATACTTGATGGTCACCTCGGCGAAGCGACCGTTGATGGTGGTGTGATAAAAGCACTCATCGGTCGTCATCATGCTCATGACCGGTTTCATAGGTTTTTTCATTGCACACCCTTGTGTCCATAGTACCCGAAGCACCGGGCCGGTACGTTCTCAATCCTCCTGTCCTCGAAGTACTTGCATGGTTGCTGGTTCTCCCAAGAGCTCCAAGCGATCGCTGCCATGAAGATGACAATGATGCCGACCGCCGTAGCTAAACCCCAGTGCTCTTCATTCATTGGTCATCCTCCACACACGCCCAGATGTAGGCGAAAAACAGGAACGCTGTACTGAAGTCGAAGACGATCATAGCCTGGTCAAGTTGGCTCATACTTCAAGATCTCCATGGCGATCCATTGTGCTGAGACCTCGTACTTCTCGAAGACCTTATTCTCAGCCTTCTTGAGCTTCTTCTCATCCCCGTAAGGGACCAGTGCCTGAGCCTCAGCCTTGATCTTCTTGCTGAGACCAAAGGCCTTCTTGTGGAGAGCCCGGAGACGTCGTCGATGGTGTCGGTTCACTTCTTATCCTCCCGTGCCATCACTTCCCCAACAAGCTCCTGAGTGTCACGACCGTCGAAGTCAAAGTCGTCCGCAGAGGCAATCTCGTTGTAGATGTTCTCCAGGTCGTCGATGATAGGTCGCTCGCCATCCCACTCAAATTGAACGTGGTGGAGCAGAATCCACAGTGACGCCATCTCATGGTCGGTCAGCTCGAGCGTAAATTTTCTAATATTCTTTACACGGCACTTAGCCATCACTTCACCTTCTTCCTGGAAGAGTCAGTGACCGTCACCTTTGCCCCAGGGAGACCTCCCTCGAGGATGTCCTTGATCTGGGCCGGGGTCTTGTCGGTGCTAAGCTGAACAGTCACCGTGACATCACGGATGCTGGACAGTACCGTCTTGCCCAACGTGTCCCAGGTGTTCCAGAAGAACACGTCCCCAGGCTTAAGGTCCTGGGCAAGTGCAGGTTTGCCCCTGGAGACGACAGGCATTCCTTCCCTAATATCCGCCAAGTGCGTAACACCATCCACCTTGTATGAGTATCGAATCATTCCGTCACCTCTTTCGTGTAAACCTGACCCTTGAGCGGAAGGTGCCCAGCGAACCGGAGCAGCTTCTCAGTGCCACCAGCAAACAGCTGCCGGTCACAGTCCGGGATAACCCCAGGCACTTTCATTCCCTTGTTGCCCGAGTACTGCCACAGCGTCCAGTCCTTCCACGGAGCCGGGAGCTTGTGAAGGGGCTTGTACTTGCCTTCCTTGAGCGGGTCCCACGGCAGCAGCTCCATTCCAGCAGACTTGTAGCTGGCTAGACAGAGCGGATAGGACGAAAGTTCCTCAGCTAGGCCCAATTCGGGCTGGTGCTGGTCTCCGTAGTATGGGTACGTGTAGATAACCGGCTTACGTGGCATCTCTCCAGCCAGGATGAGCTCAGCGTTGCCAGGGTACCAGAGCTTGGTTGCCTTGGCAGCTGCAGCCTTGAGCCAATCGACACACTGCTTGGAGCTCAGTGGGTTGCCTGCAGAATCGTTTCTACAAAATTCCCAGTCGAGCATAGGAGGGAGCTCTCCTGGCTCCTTACCGAGGCCGTCAGAGGCCCGGAAGAAGTGCTCCATCTGCTTCTCCGGGTCCGATCCCTGGAAGCAGAAGTGGTAGGCCCCAACCAGGATGCCTACGGACTTGAGCTGGCCCACGTAGCCGTGAAAGGTGCTGTCTACGGTTGAGCTGTACTGGGACGACTTTACGTAGGCAAACTTGATGCCAGAGTCCTTGATCTTCTGTGGGTCGATAGTGCCCTGTATAGAGCTGATGTCGATCCCGTAGGTAAACTGACTCACCGAGACACCTTCATGCCGTGGTCAAGCTTACGGGCAACCTGACGCCAAGCCTTAGCCACCTCCGGCTTGTCGATGTCACTGTATGGGAACAACCAGTGCCCATTGATCGCCTTATTGGTGTTGATGATTTCATCAACCTCCCGCCACAGCTGGTTCGTCAGCTCAGCCAAATCCGACGTCTTGTCATTTCCATCTTCGAAAAATGATTCGATAGAAAATCCGCTGGCAATGTACCGGCAGAAGTTGGCAAGTTCACGCTTCGTAGCTTTTCGCTTAGACATTTTCTTCGACCTCGTTCAGGAGTGCATTGACGGCTTCCACGATCTCATCGACGAATAGCCCAGAGTGAAGCTCGTAGCTGAAGGTGGACACCCTGTTGCCCTTCTTGGACTTCACACTGATGACCACACCGTCGTCGTCGTAGTGGACCTGGATACGTGAGATGTTTAGTTCTTTGAATCGAGTCATCGGTTTCGACAGCTGTAGCATCGGTAGATGTTCCCCGGCATGTTGGGTTCGGCGTATTCGTTGAACGTGTTGCACTTGTCACACGAGAAGTGGATCTTAGACGACTTGGCACGTGGGTAGTCAGGCGACCATGGGTCGGTTACTGGTCCTCCACCCGTGAGACTCGGAGCCTTGTTGTAAATAGTGTTTTCTACGATGTCCGTGTACAAGCTTGCCGACATACCCAGTAAGTAGTTCGGTACTGCGTAAACAAGACCACCCTTGACTGACGTCCACGGGCAATAGCCGTTCTGTCCTGCAACCGCTCCTTTGCAGTTGCAGCAGTAACAGTCGGACTGCTGCTTGGCAGAGTTAGGCATTGGCGGGTACTTCATCGAACAGATAGAGCTGTGCCTGTTGTACGTAAAAGCAGATCTCGTCATGCTGTTCATGATCACGAGACTGCAGTAGCAGCCAAGTGACATGTACTCGCCAATCGTAAACCCGGAGCACGGGCCCTGCGGTGCAGTGTTAGGCGGCCTACCTCTCGGGTAAGTATTCAGGCAGGCGCCGCAGATGCAGTAGTCCTCGAGTCCAGCCAACGAGTTAGTAGGGGCAGGATACGGGCTGGAAGAAGAACTTGCCTGTACGAGCCCGTGTCCATGACCTCCACAACCAGATACCGCTGGTCCGGCGTCATTGTGAACCTCACTTCCGATGAGCCCACACTCGGCCTCTGCTCTGAGAAGCTCGAATTGTCTTGCATAGCTAGGTTTAACCATCGGTCAGCATCCTCTTTAGGGTCCGCACTTCTATCCGCCTTGGCTTCTTCCTGAATATCGGCGCCCTGCACAGTGGTCTCACCAATCTGCAGCATGTCCACCTTTGACTTGCCGGTGTACATGTCGATAGTTCTGTCAGCCGCCATCGGCTTTCTACCCTTGCGGGCACTAGCCACGACAATACTCCAGGAAAGCATCGAAGCTACGGAGCTCGTTACGGTTTGCGAACATAACTCCGAAGACCTGCTTCCTCGGACCATCAACACCTACACCAGCGTGCAGCTCCACCCAGTTGGGCACCCAGACGATAGCCCCGGTGTCCTGGGACACGCTGAGATAGTGCCGTGGGTGGCCCAGTGTTCGCTTGTAGTAGCTTTCGCTACAGAGGTTCACAGTGGCGTACGGGTAGTCGTCGGGACTCGTGAAGCTCAGGTTACGGCTCTTGATTTCCACTGCGATGCGGTTCATCTCCGAGATCGGGTCCATCACTGTCAGGTCCGGAGGGAGATCGTCCGCAGCCGGGTTCATGGTCACCTTCAGACCTGCCCGGGCGATTCGGGATGCTACCCATGCCTCCCAGAATGCCGCACTGTCCAATCGGTCCAAGAACTTCGTCGCTGTTTTCATAGAAGGGTCTCCACTCCGGCCAGAAGTACTCAGTGCCGGCTTTGATGTTCTGCAGCTTCTCCATGGTCCGACCAAACTCCCGAAGGTAAGCGGCGTATGTACTTCGCCGTTTTGCCTTCTGTTCGGCCAGCCAGATGGCTAGGTCGATGTCCATTCGCATGACAGATCCTTGTGTCCGACCTGACCTAAGCGCCAGGTGTGCAGCTCATTTTGGTCACACTGATGGCCACAGGCTGCTATTCAGTGGTACCGATTTAATCCACCGTGCTTGCGGCTTCGAAGTCTCGTGTCAAAGAAGTTCTCCATGAGCAAGCTGCGACTGCCGAAGACCAAGCGAGAGTTTGCAACCCTCTACCGAAAGGCTGCTGCTCGTCTAATGAGACCATATCATGGTATCCGACTTGGAACGTGGGGAATGGCTGGTCAGTGCGGTGAAGGCTCCGGATGTATTGGTGGGCAGTTCATGGCTGTCAGCGGAGCAGTTACCGAAAAGGTGTCTGGTCGAGAAATTATTAACTGGTACCCGTCACAGAACAACACGATGACCAAGAGCCTTTCCTTAGCCATCATGGAGGACCCGGATGTTGGTCCTACGGCTAGGGCGTACAATTCTGTTTCAAAGTCCATCGTATTGTTCAACGACATTGGACTCGCCGAAGTCCCACTTGCTGAAGACCGTGAGTGGGTGGCTGCCAGGATCTTACGACGTGCAGCGTACCTTCTGGACCACGGAGGTGAGATCTGATTGAGGCAGTCAAGAAGGAGCAACGTGGACCCTTCAGGGTCGTCAACGTCTACCAGAAGAGGTGTCCATGCGGGGAGCTACTTTGGCTTCAGTGCAATTCTAAAAAGAGGTGTGTGTGTACGCACATGAACCGTGTCACAGCTGACGACGTCAAGGGATTCAATGTCATTCAAAGCACCTCCCAAAGTAACGGAGTCGGAGAAGGCGACCGTGGGAGTCCTCCTACGACGTCCCGAAAGAGAGCTCATCGAGGTAGTGCAGGCTGAACTAACAGCCTCAGACTTCGATCAGCCGGACTGCAGGCAGGCGTTTCAGGCTATCCAGCACCTTAGTGACCGTGGTCTCACCGTCACCCCAATCTCCGTCAGGGAGCTCTCAGGGCTGTCTCAGGCGGCCTTGGAGGGTATGGAGGATGCTGGACTAGGGGTCTCATCCGACCAGCTTAGAACGCTCGTAAAGGAGATTAAGAGGGTGTCCCAGGTCAGGCAGGTTTTCCTTGTCTGTCAGGAGGCCTGTAAGATCACCAACAAGAATTCCACTGTGGATGAAATTATGTCCACCCTGGAAAAGGGACTGCTGGGTGTCACTGCCGACAGTACGAAGGAGGTGGTGGACGCCAAGGACGTGGCTGAGGTAGCCCTAGCTTCGTTTCTAGAGCGTTTTAACTCTCCAGAACTAGCTGAGGTCAGTACAGGTCTCTACGCCCTAGACAGGGCGATTATCGGCCTCAGGAAGGGCAAGATGTTCGTCCTTGCTGGCCGTCCTTCCATGGGCAAGACGGCTCTGGCGGATACCATCCGGCGGGCTGTCCTGGACCAGGGCATGGGGGCTATCAGCTTCTCCTTGGAGATGTCTGCCGAGGAGCTGATGGAGCGGGAGATTGCCTTCCGGGCTCAGGCCAACCTACGCAAGATTCTATCGGGCAAAGAAGTATCGGAAGATGAGTATAAGCGAATTGTTAGTGGAGCCGGGGCTGTCATGGGAGGGCGCTGGTACATTGATGACGCTTCCTACTCGATTGCTGCCATCAGGCGACGTGCCCGCATCGTTGCTCAGCGTATGGCTAGGGCTGGCATCAAACTCGGCCTTATCGTGCTGGACTACATACAGCTTGCCGGTGATAACGGCGATGGCCGGGAACAGTCAGTGGCTGCCATCTCCCGAGGATGTAAGCTCATGGCGAAAGAGCTGGAGTGTACTGTTCTGGCACTATCTCAGCTCAATCGCTCTTGCGAAAACCGTGAAGATCGACGCCCGCTCATGTCTGACCTTAGAGAGTCAGGAAGCATCGAGCAAGACGCAGACATCGTCGCTTTCGTCTACCGAGAACACATGTACAACCAGCACGCCGACCCAGACGAAGCGGAGCTAATCATCCGCAAGCAGAGAAGCGGCCCATTGGGCACCGTGCATCTGCATTACAACAGTAAGATGGTCTACTTCGAGGACGCAAAGACGAATGCTCAGCGAGTCAGCAGTGAAGATCCTGGATTGGGTGAGCAGGCTCCGCCTACAAGCTCTTGACGACGGGATGTACGTCCAATGCATCTGTTGCAGCATCGACGACTATCCACACATCTATGGGGCGGTCTTCGACACGAAGTATGCCAGCACGATGAGCGTCGTTAAGGAAGGCCTGCTTACGGCCAAGATCGACGGCATGAAGTTCTATTTTTCAGATGTACTAGAGACCGGCAGGAACATGGTCGTTCTAGCCAAGAGGGTTCTATGAAGGTAAATTTTGAAACGAAGCGAGATCTGGTTGTCGAACATCTTGAGGAGCGTTACAACAAGCTCCAGCGAGATCGTGATGACTACGCTGAGAAGGCTGCCAACCTAAGTAGCAGCATCATCGTAGGTCCGAACCAGAAGGCTGAAGTCGACCGGCTAAACCAGTTCGTTGACTCCCTCCAGTATCAGATTGACGACGTTGTCTTTCAGATTGCTGCGCTCAAGGAGTCCGTCGATGGCTCGGTCTACTGCGAACTTGACGTCTAAGGCTCATCCGGAATTTCCTCCGGACCTACGCCTAGAGAAGTACATTCAACGGGATATCCTCAAGTGGCTGGAGTCTACTGGGCTCATGCACTGGAGACAGAACAGTGGAGCTCTCACAGTCGGACGTCGTTTGGTTCGTCTGGGTCCTAATGGCGCTCCTGATATCGTCGTGGTTGTCCCGCCGTCAGGACGATTCCTAGGGCTTGAGGTTAAGAGCCACAAGGGAAGGCTTAGGCCAGCCCAGAAGGCCTTCAGGGATGATCTGGTGAGGTCTGGTGGCCTCTATGTGGTCGTCAGGTCGGTGTGGGAAGCCTGGAAGGCAGTAAGGGAGGCGTGGACCGGTGAAATGCACAGCTACGGCGGACATCTGTATCGGGACATCGAAGAAAAGGTTCTTGCTGAGCCCAAGGTTAGCCCTGCTCGTCGTGGCAAATCAGCTGGGGTTCGGAGAGCTCGACCTGGAACCGCTGGACGAAAACCGGTGGAGAGTAAGCGCAACAAAGCTCCAAAAACCAGTGAGCTGCACTGGTACTAGTGAGGAGGACGCATGTCTGAAGTTGATTCAAAAGATGTACGAGGCCCAGTGAACGAACTTGCTGCCGCCCTAGCCAGGGCTCAGGGGCAGATCAAGGGGGCTATCAAGGATGCAACAAACCCACACTTCCGAAACAACTACGCTGACCTGGCTTCCGTATGGGAAGCTTGCCGTAAGCCACTGGCAGACAATGGAATCTCCGTCGTCCAGATGCCTATCGCTCCACCTTTGGGAGGAATGTCTTCGGTTGGCCTCCGTACCGTTCTTATGCACAGTTCGGGACAGTATCTGGAGGCAGACTTCTTCATGCCGGTCGACAAGCCTACTCCCCAGGCTGTTGGCTCAGCCCTTACCTACGCCCGTCGGTATGCCCTGAGCTCGTTCGTTGGCATTGCTCCTGAGGACGACGATGGCATGGCTGCGGCTCCTAAGCCTCCGGTCAACGTCCCTGTCGGAGCTAAGGGTATCGAGCAGGTTCGAAAGCAGCTTAATGGTGGCAAGTGAACAAGCTCTTTGATCAGGTCGAAGCGTACGGCTTCACTGAGCAAGTAAAGAAGATCCCGCTCGCTCACGGTCTGAGCACAATGAAAGAGCTCAGGTATGCCAATCCTGGTGACGATGACCACCAGGGCCATGGGTTCATGGTCCGTTGGGGTGGGTACGCTAATGAGCTGAAGTCCGCCGACTGGATCTCCGCAGCTCTTCATGACCTCGAGTACGTGACCGATCAAACCGTACCAGGAGGACTGCGCCCAGTTGAGGGCGTTTTCACTCTGCAGCTTCGTCCCAGCCACAAGGTGGAGGCGGAGCAAGCCGTGGGCGACGCCTGGGCAGTGGACCACCCAAAGCACTACACGTCCCATCCGAGCGGTGTGGAGTGTATCGAGATCACTGAACATATGAACTTCAACCTAGGCAACGCCATGAAGTACATCTGGCGTGCTGGGCTGAAGGGCAAGCAACTAACGGACCTGCGTAAGGCAGCGTTCTACATCAATCGTGAAATCAAGAGGCTAGAAAAGAATGGCTGATATTACTGTTCGTGGGTACGTCAAGTTCGCTGAGATCAAGACCACTGGCACCGGCAAGCAGTTTGCCAAGTTCCAGGTCTCTAGCCCCGAGAAGCAGAAGGACGGAAGCAAGAAGTACGTCAACTTCCGCTGCACGGACTGGGTCAACGGTCCCCCTGAGGATGGCAGCTACGTGACCGTAACCGGCCGGTTCACCGTGGAGGAGTACAACGGCAAGCAGTCACTCAACATCAAGGTCGACAAGCTTGACGTGGCGCCTCCTCGTGATGTCAGCCCGTCGGATGCCCATGGAGGTGATGATGAATTCCCCATCTGAATTCACCACTCAGGAGATCTTCGACAGGGTCGTCGACCACCTATTGAAGCAGAACAAGCGTGCAACACGAATGGTCGACCGTGATGAGTACTGTGCCTACCTAAGCCCTTCTGGGGATAAGTGTGCCGTAGGGTGTCTCATCTCGGACGGTGCTTATCACTCGGGTCTTGAGGGCAACTTGTTCATCGCTGCAAACGGAGTGGTTATCCGGGCAGTAGAAACAAGTATCGGTCGTAGTCTCACTGAGCGTGAAAAGGACCTTCTGTCCACACTGCAGTTTGTGCACGATTGTACTGCGGCGCACAGGTGGCCCGATAACCTTGCCAAGGTTGCGGCCAGGTACGATCTGAAATTCAAAGGAGGTCCAAGTGGACACGTCAATGCAGAATCTCTTTGATACCGTCGCCAAGCACCTGCTCACCCAGAAGAAGCAGGCCTTTAAGATGGTCCCGACCACCGACGGCAAGACGATGGTCAAGAAGTGTCTCTATCGTGCAGACGACGGGTCAAAGTGTGCTGTGGGTTGCCTTATCAGAGATGACCTCTACACGCCAAGCATCGAAGGGTCGTTTTGGAACAAGGAGCTTCATAAGCTTCTAGAGGCAAGCCTCGGTCGTACCCTCGACATCGCCGACCTGAACATGCTTTCAGATCTGCAGTCGGCCCACGACTCCCTACCTCCGGATGCCTGGCCAAGTGAGCTTAAGAATCTTGCTGGCAAGCACGGACTAACCTTCAATGAAGAAGTACCAGCTACCTAGTCTCTCCTCGTCAGCACTCTTGCTCGAATGCCAGGCTTGGGTATTCGGGCAGGAGTATGACAGGACTCTGACTGGTCACGACCAGGATGCGGCAGGCGACGGCACTCTCTTCCATGACCTGATCGACAAGTGGATTCAGACAGGGATGAAGGATGACGTGGTCTGGCAAGGCTGTAGCCTACAGATCGCCAACTGGCTCAACATGGCCAAGGACTGGCTGCTGGTACACTCCCAAGCCGGATGGATGATTCAGTCTGAAGTGGCCTTCGAGGTCTGCATCGCTACAGGCTATGCCACAGTCATCGAGCTGCCTGGCCCACGTCAGTATCCGTACAGGAAGGGATATGCTTATGGCACGGCTGACCTTATCCTGACCAAGGACGACAAGGTCATCGTGGCTGACTGGAAGACCGGTGGTACCGATGGTGCAGAGGCTCAGCTCAAGTCGCTAGGCTGTGCCTGGGTAGCCTTCAACAACTGGGATGGGGAGATCGAGCTCCAAACCTGGAAGGTTACCGACGAAGGCGTCTGGTCTATCAGCTACGAATACGACCCTCACCACTGGCAGAAGATGGCCAAAGCCTACGCTGGCGTTGGGACTACATCTCCAGTACCAGGCATCCACTGCACCCAGCTTTACTGCCCCCACCTGGCTCACTGCAAGGCTTACGACCCTGCTGTACTCACGGTAGCCAAGGCTGAAGGCAAGAAGGCTGTGGAGCTTACAGAGCACCCTACGAGCGACGCTGCGGCTGGTGACGTCATGTCTCTTGTGACGGCCCTAAAGCGTCGTGCCAAGTACTTTGAAAACGCCATGAAAGCCTACGCTGCCAAGGGTGGCCGGGTGATCAGTGGCGACTACGAATTCTCTCAGAAGAGGGACGGTTTCCGATGGCGAAAAATGAAGTGAAGAAGGTCTCCAAGCGGACGGCTGCCAACATGCTTCGTGAGCTCCGTGAGGACCTCGACTGGGGCTCGTTCGGAAGCAAGACCCGTAACAATGCGGACACGGTTCGTGAGCTTCTCACCAAGCTCGCCCGTAACCTGGAGCACGGGGCGCCACTGTGAGCAGCCTCACGTACCATCTGGCGGTCTCCACATCTCCTGCGGCTATCCAGGCCAGCAAGAAGATGATCACGACCTTTGCCAACGCTCTGACCATGGCGTTCGAGGACTACCTCAGCCGTAGGGCAAAGAACGTATCCGTGGCTGAGCGTGCCATGGCTGCCGTACGTCTCTCTCAGACGCTGCTCATTGCTCAGCAGGTCTTCGTCTCCACGGCGGAGGACCTGCTCAACGAGGACCTGGACGTCATCGACGCTGCCAACGCCACGTCCGAAGCTACTGCCAGCATCTTGCGTAAGAAGCTTGAGCAGTGGTATGTGGAGGCCACTCCTCCCGAGGAGGTGAACAAGGAGCTGCTCGATGTCGAAAAAGTCTCAGCCGATGAAGTCGAAGGTAAAACCTCGTCCGCCTCATCCCAGCTACCAGACCTCTTTAAGAAGCCACTTAACTGAAGAGAAGCCCGGCTACCTCTACGATGCTGTATCTGGACAGTTCATGGGGGTGGCTAGTTACGAACAGGCAGCCCGTTTTAAGGAAGGCAATTTTGCCCCCATCAGCGTGCCCTTTCACGGGTTCACAATCCGTGTGGTGGTAAAAAAGTCGAAAACGGAATAGGAATTTCCCTACGAACGAGGCTACGGACAGGTTCCGTGGCCTTTTTCGTTTTTCCAGGCCGGGGAAAATTCCCAGGATTTCGCCTTTATAGGGGTCCCATAGACAAAGGCTGGGCGTCGGTGTGCGCCTGCCTGCGACATAGGCGACGAGGTCGTATGACTCCACACATGTGTGGTTGTATGCGACATGGTGGGAAACGTAGGTGACGTGCACACATGAGACTACATACGCTTACAGTGTGTGCTGATGTGAGAGTTTGCCTACATGTCGTCTGAGGAAACCAAGTGTGACCGGAGGTACCGCAAGGCGGGGAGGTTGGCGGTCCCTCCCCACTGTGTGGGTCACTCGGCCAGGAGTAGGCTAACGAGCGCTGCCTCGTGGGCGAGGCGAGCGGCTTCTAGGGCCTCAGGGTCGTGGCCCGCCGCAATGACGGCCTCGACGTAGGCAACCGAGGCCTCGTGAACGGCGGAATCGAACTTCGAAGGGGCGACCATGTTTTTCGTCGTGTTGCTCATGGGGAGTCATACGGGCTCGCTCGGCGCTCGGTCTACCGCCCGTCACTTTTCTTTCAGCCGATGGCCGAGAGGACCGTGCGCACGTGCGTAGCAAGCGACGTGCCAAACTACCTGAACTTTTCTTGTGACCGCCAGAGAACTTTCAGGCTCGGCGGGCGTCAGATCTCTCATGAACACGACGCAAACGGGCACGGAACACACGGTCGCAATCCAGTACGCCGACGTCATGGCGCTCATCATGGCGGCGCCGGACGAGGCTCTCACGCTTGCTGACGCATGGTTGGACGCTCTCTCTGAAGAGCCGGTTCCGGCCTCGCCCGTCTCCCGCTGGTAATTCCACACTATCCCACCGGCTACGCCGTAACTCCATCACTGTAAGAAGAGGTATCCAATGCTCGCCAAAGTCATCAATGTCCAGTCCGCTCGTACCATTCAGGACGTCCTCACCATCTCCGGTACAGACTTCACGACCGAATTGTGTGTACCTGAAGTCGAAGGTATTCCGGTGGACGGCTACCGGGCCATTCGTCGGGGAGACACCGGCCATGTGTTCGGCTGGACCAAAGGCAGGTACCGTACCAACGACCACCGGGCACAACTGCAGTCGATCGATGACCTTGTAGTCAGTGGTGACCTTCGACCTGTAAGTGTTAGCGTGTGGGACAAGGGAGGCCTCATCGCCTACCAGTTCGAAGCTCCCGACCTGACAATGCAAGTGGGACGCCATGACGCCGTGTCGCCTCTTCTCACACTCTCGTTCGGCAACGATGGCAAGGTGGCGGACCGTGCGTTCTTCTCATCCTTCCGGTTCTTCTGTAAGAACCAGTTGGGAAAGGTAGGAGCCATCAGTACCGGTATCCGACATGGCATGACCGTGTACGATCGCTTCGCTGATGAGCTCATGCTGTCAGTCATGAAGCTTCGTGGTGCGATGCCTGAGGAGTTTCGGCAGTACGCCAACCTTGCCACCTCTGACCGCCCCTGGAGCGAAGGTATGACGGATGAATACTTCGCCGACGTTCTGCAGTTCGACCTACAGGCGGCCCGGAAGTCGGATGACACTCGCAACCAGGGCCTCCGACACCGTGAGGGGTGTTGGGCGGCTCACGCCCTCGAAACCCCGATGTCTGGCCACGGGGCCTGGTCGGCGTTCAATGCCGTAACTCGGTACCTGACCCACACCATCGGGCGAAGTGAAGGCGTTCGGAACCAGCGTGCCATCTTCGACAATGGCGACGTCAACTCACGTGCTCTCACGCTTGCACTCAAGGCGGCTTAGGGTGTGGAAACTCATCATCATGCTGTCTGTCATCCTGTTTCTCGCCATGTGTACGCCAAAGGAGGGTGAGTAAGTGTTTACCGTACTGTTGTTCATGTACATCTACAGTGTGTTCTTTGGGGAGGGTGAGTAAGTGTTTCTCGTACTCAATAGCCAGAATGTGAAGGTGGGCGATGTGTCGGCTACGTACGCACCCATCGAAGCCACGTGCCCGGCAAGCTGCCCTCTCAAGGAAGCGGGGTGTTACGCCAAGACCGGCAACGTGGGCTTTCAAGTCCGCAGACTCGAACGGGAATTCGCCGGACTGAACGGCGACACGTTGGCAGAGCTCGAAGCATCGGAGATCGAAAGCCAGGGCAAGAGGCTGAAAAGCGAAGGAATCTCGAAGCCTTTGCGTATTCACGTCTCCGGTGATGCCACTTCGGACCGCCGAGCCTCGGCGCTTGGCAGGGCGGCGGCGCACTGGCCCGGGCCAGTCTGGAGTTACACGCATGCATGGCGTGACGTCAGCCGAGCATCGTGGGGGCGGGTCTCTGTCCTTGCCAGCGTGGAGACCCTTTCCGACGCCACCAAGGCACTCTCCCGTGGTTTCGCCCCGGCCATCGTGGTAACGGAGCACCCGAGCAACGGGCGAGCGTGGGTCGACCCTGAGAGCGGCGTGAAGGTTATCCCGTGCCCTTCCCAGACTCGGGACGTCTCGTGTGCTGACTGCCGCCTTTGCTTCAATGATTCCAAGCTCTTGGCTCAGAATGCCGCCATTGCCTTTGCAGCTCACGGGACCGGAGCGAAAAAACTCCGTCTGACGGTGCTCAAGTGAAACTTTCGGTAGCCGGGGGCGTAGTACTCTGGGCGGCTGAAGTGGTCGCCGGCCTCAAGGGAGCGGAAACCATGAAAACCTACCTCGTTACCACGCCCAACCATGAGAACCTTGGCACGATCCAAGCATCGGACCGCCTGGAGGCCTTGGAGGGCATGTATGCAGACATGAGTGTGGCTCCGCAGTTCAAGTACCCGAGCCACATTCGCCTACGTGAACTACAGCACCGCCATTGTCCGGTCTACTGCGTCGATAGCGCCAAGTGTGATGAGGAGGAGGATGGTGTCTACTGTACACGATGTGGGTACACCGTGGGCCCGTGTCTTCAGCAAGCTACGCAAGACTACTACATGTGTGACGATAACTACGTGTGTGACCTCTGTCTGGTGGAGTGCAACCAATGATCCCCTGTATTGCAGCGTACGTTCAATTCATCGGCCGTAGCCCTGAGTCCGG